CGGGCATGGAAGCGGCTAAAGAGTATGCGAAGCAGTATGGCGGTCGCATCTCGGAAGTCTCGATGAAAACGAAGATGCTGAAGAAGGCCAAGTGACATGCCGCTGAAGGAAGGCAAGTCTGACAAGGCCATCGGCCAGAACATCAAGATGTTGATGCAGGAAGGCCGCCCGATGAAACAGGCGGTGGCCATTGCCATGCGTAAGGCCGGTAAGCCAAAGGGCATGAAATGAAAAAGCCTGTCTGGGAAAAGAAGCGGCCTAAGAGTGCTGGCAAGCCCAAGCAGCTAACGTCGGCTCAGAAGCGTTCAGCTATGCGAGTCGCCCGTGCTGCTGGTCGCCCATACCCCAATCTGATTGACAACATGAAGGCCGCTCGTGGTTAAGAAGGTCTACCAGAATCCGAAGGGTGGTCTGAACGAGGCGGGTCGCAAATACTTCGAGCGCAAGGAAGGCGGCAACCTGAAGGAGCCGGTCAAGTCTGGCACCAATCCGCGCCGCGTGTCCTTTGCCGCTCGCTTCGGTGGTATGGACGGCCCGATGAAGAATGAAAGTGGCGAGCCGACTCGACTTGCATTGGCACTAAAGGCGTGGGGCTTTGGCTCCAAGGAAGCTGCGCGGAACTTTGCTGCGCGGCATAAGAAGGATTAGACCCATGCTCACTGTCGAACAGATTATGAAGCGCCATGACATCGCGCAGCGCCGCAAGGATAACTGGCGTCAGATTTACGAGGACTGCTACGAGTTCGCTCTGCCGCAGCGTAATCTGTATGACGGCTACTATGAGGGCGGCGGGTCGCCGGGCCAGAACAAGATGGCTCGCGTTTTCGACTCGACCGCAATCTCCTCGACGCAGCGTTTTGCCAATCGCATCCAAGCCGGTCTGTTCCCGCCTTATGGGCGCTGGTGCCGCCTTGAGCCGGGGCCGGAAATCCCTGAAGAACGCCGGGTCGAAGCGCAGGCTGCGTTAGACCTTTATGCCGACAAGATGTTTTCGCTGTTACGCCAGACGAATTTTGATCTGGCAATGGGCGAGTTCTTGATGGACCTAGCCGTCGGCACCGCAGTCATGTTGATTCAGCCCGGCGACGACATGACGCCGATCCGGTTTACATCCGTTCCCCAGTACCTTGTGTCGATTGAAGAAGGGGCCCACGGCAAGGTTGATAACGTCTACCGTCGCATGCGCCTGAAGGCAGAAGCCATCAAGCAGCACTGGGTTGAGGCGGAGATTCCCGACCGGCTTGCTCGCATGATTGAGGAAAAGCCGACAGACGAGATTGAGTTGGTCGAGGCGACCGTCCTTGATGTTGGGCGCGGCGACTTCGACTACCATGTGATCTGGCCGGAAGGCAAGGCGCAGCTTGTTCATCGCAAGATGAAGTCGTCGCCTTGGATTGTTGCTCGGTACATGAAGGTGGCCGGCGAGGTGTATGGGCGCGGCCCGCTTGTGACGGCGATCCCGGACATCAAGACGCTGAACAAGACGCTGGAACTTCTGCTTCGCAATGCGTCCTTGTCTATTGCAGGGGTTTACACTGCTGCCGACGATGGCGTCCTGAACCCGCAGATGGTTCGTATTGTTCCCGGTGCGATCATTCCGGTGGCCCGCAATGGTGGCCCGCAAGGCGAGTCGCTTCGTATGCTGCCGCGCTCTGGCGACTTCAACGTGTCGCAGATCGTAATCAACGATCTCCGCATGAACATTAAGAAGATTCTGCTGGACGATACGCTTCCGCCTGACAATATGTCGGCCCGCTCTGCTACGGAAATCGCGGAGCGCATGAAGGAACTGGCCCAGAACCTCGGCTCTGCCTTTGGCCGTCTGATTACCGAAACGATGGTGCCTCTGATCTCGCGCATCCTGTACATCATGGATGATCGCGGCATGATTGAGATGCCGTTGCGTGTTAATGGGCTTGAGGTCAAGGTGACGCCCGTGTCGCCTATTGCACAAGCTCAGAATATGGGCGATGTTGAGAAGATTACGCAGTGGGTTCAGCTTTCTTCCGCGCTTGGTCCGGAAGGTCAGATGGCTGTTCGCACTGGCGCGATTGCAGACTATATTGCCGATAAACTCGGTGTGCCCGCTGATTTGCGGACGACGCCGCAAGAACGCCAGCAAATGGCGGAACAGGCCGCGATGGCCGCGCAGATGGCTATGCAACAGCAGGCCGGGGGAATGGAGCAACCAGTTGAAGGTGTCTAATGGAGCGGATCGAAGGATGGGACGGACTCCGAGAGTCTGATCCCACCTTGCTGCAACCGCAGCAGCAGGAAAGCGACGACCTTGATCGTCTATATCTCAGAGTGTTTGGCAGCGAGGACGGGCAGAAATTGCTTGAGCATCTGCGCTCGCTGACGATTGAGCAGCCCACATGGTATCCGGGCGAAGAAGCGTCTCACGGCTATGCGCGTGAGGGGCAAAACTCGATAGTGCGCGAAATTGAGCGCCGTGTTGCGAAAGGAAGAACCCTATGAGTGAAGAAGCGCAGACGGAAGAAGGGCTGCTGGACTCCGCACAGCTTGAATCCGACGAGTCCCAAAAGGAACCGGAAACGATCAGCCATCTGCAAGAAGACGCCCAGCCTAGCGTCGAACAGGTGACGGTCGCCGAGGACGACGAGCCGGTAGAGTTTGAGCGGCCAGACTGGTATCCAGATAAGTTCTGGAACGAGGAGGAAGGCCCGGACCTTGAAAACCTAGTCAAGTCGTACAATGAGCTTCAGAAGAAGTTCTCTCGCGGCGAGCATAAGACGCCGGAAAGTTACGATGACAAGATGTTCTCGGATGCCGGTGTGTCGCAGGACGACGAACTGCTGAATACTTACAAGGCGTGGGCCAAGGAAAACGGTATCAGTCAGGCAGCGTTTAATGAATTGGCTGAAAAGTTCATTTCCATGAGCGGCCAGCAGCAGGAAATGGCGCAGGTTTCTTATCAGGAAGAATACAAGAAGCTGGGTCCGAACGCAGACAAGACTATTAAGTCCATGACAGAATGGGCGCAGGGGCTTGTACGCAAGGGCATCTGGGGTCAGGATGACTTCGAGGAGTTTAAGATCATGGGCGGAACGGCGCAGGGCATCCGTGCCTTGCAGAAAATTCGCTCATACTACGGCGATCAGTCCGTGCCTGTTGATGTTGGACCGGCGGAAGGTATGCCCTCCAAGGAGGAACTGAACGCAATGGTGGGTAAGCCTGAGTATCAGAGCGACCCGGCCTACCGCGCGAAGGTCGAGAAACTGTTCGAGGCCGTCTATGGCCAGCAAGAATACTCGGCAATCTGATGGAGTGCCCGGAATGCTTTGGTGAGGGCCGCGTCGAGAAGGAATGGATTATCGGCGGCGTTGGTCCAGCCGGGCCTTGGCAGGGTTACACAGCAAAGAAAATCGAATGTGAACTCTGCAATGGCCGGGGCGAACTAGAAGAAACAGGTGATGAATAGGCGGCGAAAGCCGCCTATTTACATTTGCGTGTAAATGTTCATATAATCAGGCGACGGATAACCCTGCGGCCCGTCTGACCCGCTTGGGGGCAAGGCGTCGATTTGCCCAAGCCGCAGCCCGAAAGGATACCTGCTAGGCGTTTTTGTCTTGAACCCAGAATGAAAGGACTCAGAAATGGCTGTTGGCATTTCTAACGCCTTCGTTCAGATGTTCGATGCGGAAGTCAAGCAGGCCTATCAGGCTTCGCGTATGCTTGCTGGCGTTTGCCGCGAACGTATGAATGTTGAAGGCTCGGTCGTCAAATTCCCCAAGATCGGGAAGGGTACGGCCACTGTGCGTGTTCCCCAGACTGATGTGACCCCGCTGAACGTGTCCTACTCTCAGGTCACGGCCACGATGTCCGATTACATCGCGGCGGAATACAGCGACATCTTCCATCAGGCGAAGGTGAACTTTGATGAGCGCCGTGAACTGGTGCAGGTGGTGGGCAACGCGATTGGCCGCCGCATGGATCAGCTTTTGATCGACGCTCTGAACTCGGCTTCGTCGCCGTCCACCGTTGATACCAACGTCGGTGGCACGGCTACGAACCTGAATCTGGACAAGCTGCTGGCTGCAAAGAAGGCTCTGGACGCGAAGAATGTCCCGGCTGAAGGTCGTTGCATTGTCATTCATGCGAATGGCCTGTCGGCGCTTTTGAATGAAACGGAACTTACTAGCTCGGATTTTGCCACCATTAAGGCGCTAAGTGCCGGTGATATCTCGACTTTTCTGGGTTTCCGTTTCATCATGCTCGGTGATCGTGACGAAGGCGGTCTTCCGCTGCCGTCCACCCGCACCAGCTTCGCGTTCCATCGTGACGCGGTTGGTCTGGGCATCAGCATGAACCAGAAGTCTGAAATAAACTATGTGCCTGAGAAGACGTCGTTCCTTGTCTCCTCGATGTTCTCCGCTGGTGCGGTTGCCATCGACGACGAAGGCATCGTCAAGATCAGCAGCACTGAGTAAGGAGGACTAGATCATGGCTTTTGATGCTGCTGGATTGGGCGTTGTTTCGGCCTCGAAGAAGGGTAATGCTCCTAGCATTTACACCTATCAGACCGCCGACACGATTGCCGACGTGAACACCGCTGGTTATTTCAATAGCATTTCGGACACCCTCGCGGTGGGCGATCTGATCTATTGTGTGACCTCTACTGGTGGCACTCGCGTCAGCACTCTGACTCAGGTTCTGTCGAACGCGAGTGGGGTTGTTGACGTTGCGGACGGCACGACGCTGGCCGCGACTGACGGCGACTAATAGATTGGGGCGGGTTTCGGCCCGCCCCTTTCTTTTTAAAGGTTCGACATGGCTGCTGGTGATACCAAGCTATCAATCTGTTCTGACGCGCTGATTATGCTCGGCGCGTCTCCGCTTTCCAGCTTCAGCGATGGTACGGACGAGGCGCAGATTGCTGACCGTCTGTACGACGACACGCAGGATACGCTTTTGATGCAGTATCCCTATTCGTGGTCCGTCAAGAAAGTTGCCTTGGGCCGTCTGGTTGACGCGCCAATCAACGAATGGAAATACAAGTTTGCGCTGCCCGGAGACATCCTCGGCAATCCCAAAGCCGTTTTCACAACGAGCGCCGTGTCGGCTAATCCTGTGCGCGACTTTGAAATCTATAGCGGCGGCTTGTACACTAACTATGAGACGGTTTGGATTGATTATCAGTTCCGTCCAGAACCCGCCTCATTTCCGCCTTATTTTGTGAGGTTGCTGAAATATGCACTGGCGGCAGAGTTCGCGGAACCGATCACGGACCAGTCCTCAAAGGGAGACTTCTTCCACGGTCGTGCGTATGGTTCTCCTAGTGACAATATGCGCGGTGGTCTTGTTCGTGTGGCTATGAACATTGATGGGGCTGACCGACCGGCGCAGGTCATCCACGAGTTCCCTCTGACTGATGTTCGTTACTAATGCGCGTAGTCAGCATCCAGAATGATTTTACGTCTGGTGAATTAGACCCGAAGCTCCGGGCGCGTACTGATATTGCTCAGTACAAGTCGGGTCTCACTACGGCTCGGAATGTATCCATTCAGCCGCAGGGAGGAGCGAAACGCCGCGACGGTACCAAGTTCATCTTTGAACTTGATGCTGGCGCGGCTAACGCTGTGCGGATGGTGCCGTTCGAGTTTAGCGTCTCAGACAGCTACATTCTGGTCTTCACACCGGGCAAGATGTATGTCGTCAAGGACGGCGTTCTGATTACGGATATCAATGGCAGTGGCAACGACTACCTCACCGTTTCTGACCTGACAGCCGCGATTCTGCCTGAGATGAATTGGACGCAAAGCGCGGACACGGTGATTGTCGTCCACGAAGACCTTGAGCCGCTCAAAATTCTGCGCGGCGCGACTGATGCGTCGTGGACCGCTGAGACGCTCGTTTTTAATTTCATACCGAAATTTGCGTTTAATCTTGATACGCATGAACCGACGTATGACATCACGCCTTCCGCCGCCAGTGGTAATGTCGAAATCACTGCGTCTGGCGTTACCACGGATAACGGAACGGCACAGGCCGGGTCGTCCAATACGATCACGTTGAAAGCTGCCAGCAGCTTCACTAGTGATGACCAGCCGAACGGAATGTTCATTGAGATTAACTCTGGTGCCGGGGCTGGCCAGACTCGTCATGTTGAGGATTATGTTGCGTCTACTAAGGTTTTGACCGTTTTCCCGGCGTGGGACACGCCGCCAGACGCAACTTCAAGCTACGAGGTCAAGGCGTTCAAGCCAGCGGCTGTTAACGAGTATATCAATGTGCTGAATGGATTTGGGCGCGCTCGCATCATTGAATATGTCAGTGACACCGTTGTCCGCGCGTTTGTCGAGATTCCGTTTTTCGATGACAGCGCGATCTCGTCTGGCGACTTTGAGACTGAACATGGCTATGAAGACACATGGTCTGCGACCCGTGGCTGGCCTCGGAGCGTCACCTTCCATGAAGGTCGCTTGTATTTTGGCGGCAGCAAGGCGCGACCGTCTACGATCTGGGGCTCTCGCGTTGCGTCATTCTTCGACTTTGCGCCGAACGAGGCGCTGGATGATGATGCGGTAGAAGCTACTCTGGATACCGGCACGTTCAATGCCGTGGTGGACGTTTACTCTGGTCGGCACCTACAGGTGTTTACGACCGGCGGCGAGTTCTATGTGCCGCAAGCACTAGACGAACCAATTACCCCGGCGAGCCTTATCGTTAAACAGCAGACGGCTTTCGGCATGAAGCCGGGCCTGCGCGTCCATAATGTTGATGGTGCTTCGCTCTACATCCAGCGGCAGGGCAAGGCCCTGCAAGAGTTCATCTTCTCGGATACGGTGAACGCATACACGTCTGCCAAAATTTCCCTGCTGTCGTCGCATCTCCTAAAATCGCCGGAAGAAATCGCCGTGCGTGTGGCGACTAGCACGGATGAAGGCGACCGCTTGATGATCGTGAACGGCGATGACGGTTCTATCGCTTGCTACACATTGCTTCGTTCGCAGAACGTCATCGCTCCGTCTGAGTGGACGACGGATGGCGAGTTCATCAATATCGGCGTAGACGTTGACACGATCTATGTCGTGACCAAGCGAACCGTCAACGCCGCGACCGTTTACTATGTGGAGATGTTTGATGAAGATGTTCTACTCGATTGTGCCAAAACAGGTGGTGCAGCGTCTTCAGTCAATATGGACCATCTTGAGGCAGCTACCGTTAAGATTGTCCGTGACGGTATTGTCGAGCCTGACCAGACTGTTCCAGCTTCTCCATACACTGTCACTTTCGCAGAAGCAGCGACTGGAAGCTATCAAGTCGGACTTAACTTCACGCCTGAAGTAAAGACCCTTCCAGCGGAGCCGCGCCTTCCCAGCGGCTCGCTCAAAGGCTTCAAGAAGCGCATCTTTGAGGTCAATGCCGAATTGTTTGCTACCCAGTCAATGACGATCAACGGCAAGGAGATTCCGTTCCGTCGTCTTGGGGGTAGCATCTTGGATGATGACGTGCCGGAGTTCACTGGCCTGAAGACGCTGCACGGCATCTTGGGTTACAGTTATGATGGCCAGATCACCATCAGTCAGAACGCACCGCTGAAGATGACGGTGCTTGGATTGGATTATAAAATGAGTGCGGGGCAGTAACATGGCGGCGGCACTACCATATATTTTGGTTGCTTCAGCGGCACTGGGAGCCGTTGGGTCCGTTCAAGCGGGACGCGCACAGGCGCGTGGCTTGATGGCGCAAGCGCAGCAAGCGGCTGAGATGGCGACCATACGCCGCACTCAGGCCAGAAGTGAAGTTCTGAAGTACAAGCAGCAAGGCGTCGAGGTTCTTAACCGCATCATAGAAAACGATGCGGCCATTGTTGCCCGCGCTGGTGCTGGTGGCATTGATCCGTTCAGCGGCAGCGCCCGTTCGCTTCAGCAGTTCGCTTTGTCCAAGGGTGCTGGCGAACTTTACATGGGCATGGATAATGCGATCATTCAAGATCGCATGGGCGAACTAGCGGCGTTGCAATACGAGGCGCAGGCCGGTCAGCTTGCGGCGCAGGCTGGAGCGGCAAAGCGCGCTGGTGTCATCAATGCGATTGCTACAATCGGCACAGCGGCTGCTACCTACGGTATGTTAGGCAGTGGCCCAACCCCTAAGCCTGAGACGCCGCTCGGGATCGCCGACATCTAACATTTTTGAGATTTATTAGAATGGCCCGTCTCCCACGTTATAGCCCGCTTGGCGTCAATATCGCATCCGTTCCCGGCTTGCCGACCGTAGACTACACCGCAGCAGCCTCGGCGGAGGCGCGCGGCTATGAGTCCCTTTCTCGGGCGCTGGACAAGGTGTCTCAGTTTGCGTTTGAGAAAATGGCAAAACAGGCGGAACTTGAAGGGGCAAAGTTCCGATTTGATAACCCGATTACATCAGAGCAAGTTAGCGCGGCTCTTGCGGAAGGGCGCGACATTGATGAGATTGTCGGTGATCCCGGCACGATCTTTGGCGCGGCCTCAAGGGCTACTGCTGTTACCCAGCTAAAGACAGAACTAGAAGGCCGGATGCAGACATATCTTGCCGGTGTCTCGGCCAGAGTAAATGCTGGCGAAGAATTTGACATTGTTTCTACCAAAGAACAGATCAATGCAATGATCGAAGGCGGGGCTGAATTGCTCGGCTCCGTTGATCCGAAAAAGGCTTATGCCTTCAGCGCAAGCGCAACCACGATGGCTGCGCCGCTGTACCGGACGATGCTTGAAAAGAAGATCAAGCTGGATCGTGTCGCTAAACTTGCAACCTATGACAGCGTAAAAGCCAACATTCCGGATGCATTAACGAGCATCTTTGAAAGTGATGCTGGCGATACTGTAACCATCAACGGGCGGCAGATTCCGGAATCTGTCGTTAGAATCGAGAATCTGCGCCGCGTAATGCGGGATGCCGCTATTGCGACTAATGATCCAGAATTGATAAGGCAGTCGGAGATTGACTTCAACAAGGCTGTTGACAGCGCGCGCATAGAGGTTCTTCGCAAGTTCGCGCGTGAAAACCCAGACGCTGTAAATGTGGATCGTGGTGATTTCGGTCGCTACACGAAACTGTACGATGCGCTTGACGAAGATCAGAAAAAAAAGGTGCGTTTAGAGGTCCGCGCTGAGGAAGCCGAACTGTACCAAGCAAAAAAGGTCGAAGACCAGAAAGTCAAAGACTCTCGAAAGAATGCAGTCAATGCCCTTCTTGTAGAAGCTATTCAGCTTCCTCCCGGAAGTCCAGAGCATAAGTCCGTAATGGAGAAACTCAACGGGTTTGCGGCGATAGGTGATGTATCTCAAGACCAGTATAAAACGGCGGCAAGGGGTAAGGCTGAAGAGCTAAAAGATGACCCATTTGTAGTTGGCGAATTGGACCGACTGATAGATTTTGGCCAGATTCCGAGTCTGGATTCCCTACAAAAGAGAATGGACGAATTGCGCCTTACGCCAGCAACGAAGAATAAGTTGAGGGATGATTATTTGAAATCTTTTGACAAAGATAGGGCAAAGGCGAAAAGGACCATATCCGAAAGCGCTGGTGTTTTCCCAAATGTACAATATGCAAATTCCGATAATTCTCTCAAGGCCGCTAGGGTTTTTGCAAGAATGGAATCGGAATTTGAGGCGAAGAAACAGGACCTCGCTAAAAAAGGTGCCGATCTTATCACAATGACAGAATTTGCTAAAAAATATGTGGAGAAAGGCATAAAAGACCAAAAGTCTGAGCTTGTTTCCACGGCACGAGAAAGACTTTCTGAAGAATTAAAGGCTCAAGGGATAAACGGAATAAACGTGGACGCTATTACACTTTCAAATATAGACGAATATATTGAAGGGCTTGGGAAAAAAGAATACAGGAACAAAGATTACAAAGCACAAGTAATTGAGTACATTCAACGACTGAAGGCTCATCTACGAGCTGCGGAAACTTCACGATGAGCGATCTGTTTGCGGAAATGCACGATCTCAAGCAACGGGCGACCGTGGCTACATCTTCAGACTCGCCTGAAATCATGGAAGAAGACCTCCGTTTTGATGACAAGTTCATCCGCTCGTCTAAGAGCATCTATGAATTGATGCAAGGAAAGCCTTTCAGCGGCACCGACGATGAAGCCCATCGCTACGGCATAAATATCATGGGCGATTTTGTATATAACTTTGCTAACCCAGTGTCCGCTGAAGTCGCCGGTTTTGAGATACGGCCCGGCACGATGGCGCAGCTTGCGAGAATCATGGCATCTGGTTCGCGGAATCTTGCGAAGGACTGGACATATCTTTTTGACCAGTACGAGAAGCTGCCTGACTTTACCGCCTCTGGGGCGTGGCGCATGGCGCGCGGGCTTCTTATGGACCCGTCAACTTGGACCGGAGCGGGCCTTCTTGCCACTGGAGCAAAGAAGTTCGGAGCTAAGGGTATTGCCGCTACAATCAAAAATTTTGCTACCACTCTAAAAGAGCATCCATTCAAGTCTGGCGCTGCTGCTGGTGCTGTCTATGCCGGTGTTCCTGCTGCCGGGGAGCAGGTTGTTGAAGAACAAGCCGGTATTGAGGAGCCTCTTATTGAGCGCGCTGCTGACGTTGCTTTGCAAACCGGAATTGGGGCGGTGGCTGGTGGCGCGCTCGCCAAGGCCGCTGATGTCCTTCCCGGACTTGCGTCCAAAGCAGTCGATACACTTGACCAGAAGATGACCTTGACCGACAAGGAGCGCGAGGCCATCGATATGATTGACACCGGCATAAGCGCGGAGATGCCCTAATGGCTATTACGGAGGGCGAAGGCCCGACCTTGACCGAAGAAATGTTGGGTGGCTCTGACGAAGTTCAGGTGGCGAGTCTTGTGTCCCCCGTTACCAAAGCAGTTACTGGGGCGCTAAGGGGAAAGGGAAAGCGCGCCACCGATTTTACCGTCAAGCGCAGACGGAAACCTGACGAACCAGAGGTTGAGACTGATCCCGCCGCTCCGGTCGAGGTTGAGCCTCCGCCGGATTTCGACCCTATGTATCCGACCGCACTCGACCCGGACGAGATTGCGGACGAGATCACTCTGCCCGGTGACAAGGAGATTGTCCCAGAAGAAGCCGCGCCCGTAGCAGAAGGCGAGGTCCAGTTACCCGGCCCGGTTTCTCCGGAAAAAATGGATGATCTTCTCAAGGCGCGAGAGGAGGAATTGGGCGAGCCAGCTATGGCTCCATCCCCTACTGCCGCGCAGAGAGAAGCTGGCGTTAAGGTCGGCGCGGCCAACACGACCATGATTAAGGATGACGATAGTCTCCGCGCCACGATCCAAGCATTTGCCTCTCAGGCTAGTGACTATAAGTCGCGCTCGATTCAGAGCCTTTATGATGAGGCTAAAAAGCGCGGCGTTCCGGCAAGCGCCATGAAGGCAATGCTGGGCGGAAAGAAGATCACGGCCAATATCGGTGATGACGAACTAGCGACGCAACTTGCCGGTTTGATGATGATGCACGATGCGAGTGCGTCTCGTCTGGATGAACTGATGACCAAAATGGTTGTTGGCGAATTGGATGACATTGGGCAATTTGAGTTACGCGAAGCTATCGCCCAGCATGAGATCATCTTCTCACAGCTAACCAATGCGAAGCGCGATGTTGCCCGCACCATGAATGTATTCAAGCGCGTTGAGCGCAGAGATATGGCTGCCATCGCGGAGGTTCGCTCTGCGCTGGATCAAGAGGGTGGCTCGGATCAGCTTCGCGCTTTGGCTGAAAAGTATATGCAGCCGGGTCTGGATCAAGCGCAGAAGAATAAACTCCTTAATCGCGCATGGGGATGGCGCGTTTATGATGCGGCTGTTTATGCAGCCCAATCTGTCCTTCTGTCTAACCCCGTGACGCATCTTTACAATATAGGTTCTGGTGCAGCATTCACTGGAATGGATGTGGTGGAACGCGCCATAGCTATTCCGGTTGGCGTGGCTCGGCAGCGCATGGCCAAGATTTTTGGCAAGGATTACGACAAAGACCGTTACAGCATGGACGATTTTTATGCGCGGTCTACCGGGTTCTTTTCTGGCCTTGGAGATGCGTGGGTTTTGATGGGCCGCGCCCTTAGAGAAAGCGAAGGGGCAAAAGAGGTTTCCCGCAACCCGTTTCGTGCCGAATATCTTTTTGGTCGAGAAATTTCAAAGGCCCGTGGCGATGGGGTTCTGAAACGCGGATTTGGCTCTGCCATTGACGCGATGGGTACACTCTATAGCATTGCGTTCAAGGCGCTGTCCGTAGGCGACGAACTAATTGGCGGCACGGTCGCTCGTATGCAACTTCACGAAGAAGCCGCGCGTGTTGCTAGGAAAACATACGACGAGGCGATTGAAACGAAGTCTCCAGAAGAAGCCATGAACGCTGCGAGAGATGCGGCTGAGAGGCTATTGACTGAGCGCCCCGCCGACGTGCAACAGAACATTGATGATCTGCGAAAGTCAATCACACTGATGTCGGACGCTGACTTGGAGACAACAAGCGGACGGGCCATGTGGCGGGCGCAAAAGGCCATGAACAATCCGATGGTCAAGCCGATCCTGATGTTCAATAAAACGCTCCTGAACATCTACAGCGAAAGCACGGCTCGGATACCAGTTCTAAATTTCGTATCGCCTAAGTTTTATTCTGAGTGGAAGAAGGGCGGGAGAAGCCGCGATCTTGCCGTGTCGCGTATGGCGCTCGGCACGGGGTTGCTGGGCGGCGCTTATTATTTTGCGTCTCAGGGGCGAATTAGTGGCGCTGGCCCAACTG